GACATCTTTTCGAGAGTAAAGGGAATCGCGCCCATCGGAAAGATGCCAGAATGGCTTCGTGAATACGAAAGGGAATTGCCGAGTGAGCCAGATTGCGTTTGACTATGTGCCGACGAAGAAGCAGCGGATGTTTCACGCGAGCCGGAGCGGAGAGGTGCTGTACGGCGGCGCGGCAGGCGGCGGAAAGAGCTACGCCATCTGCTGGGATGCGTTTATCCGCTGCCTGAAATATCCGGGAACGAACGCATACTTATTCCGCCGGACGTTTCCGGAGCTGGAACAGACGCTCATCAAGACCATGCGCTCGATTGTGCCGGAATCGCTGGGGCAGTATTACGCAGGCGCGCATGAGATGCGGTTCGTCAACGGAAGCACGGCGCGGTTTTGCCATCTGAGCGACGAGGGCGACACGATCAAGTATCAGGGCGCGGAAATCCAGTGGCTGTACTTTGACGAGCTGACGCACTTTTCGGAAGGCATGTACAACTACATCAAGACGAGATTGCGCGCGCCGAAGCGGATGGGCGTTCATCCCTGTGTGCGGTGTTCGAGCAACCCCGGAGGACCCGGCCACGGCTGGGTCAAGGCGCGGTTCGTCGATTCGACGGACGTTGGAACGCACACGGTCGTCAAGAACACGGAGATCATGGGTCAGGACGGGAAGATGAAAACCAAGAAGTCGGTCTGCGAATACATCCCGGCGACGGTTTACGACAACCCGCACATCGACGAGATGTACATCGTCGAGCTTCAGAACAAGCCTTCCAAGCTGCGGGACGCGCTGCTCTATGGCAAGTGGGATGCGTTCGAGGGGCAGGCGTTCCCCGAGTTCACCAACGACACGGCGCATTACGTGGACGGTAAGAACACGCACGTCATTGACCCGTTTGATATTCCGCTCAACTGGACGCGGTACGTCAGCTTTGACCACGGCTTTTCAAGGCCGTTTTCGCTGGGCGCGTGGGCGGTTGACCCGGACGGGCGGGTTTACCGCTACAAGGAGCTGTACGGATGCAAGGCGGGCGAGGCGAACGTCGGCCTGATGATTACGCCGGGAGAGATCGCGGTCAGAATGGCGGATTGGCTTGAACCGGAGTTCAAAGAGGGAATCCACATCACGGGCATTGCCGACCCGGCTATCTGGGACGAGAGCCGAGGGACGAGCGTTGAAGAGCAGATTCGAAAGGTCTTCAACGGCGTAATCTTCCGCAAAGGCGACAACACGCGCATGCCGGGCAAGATGCAGCTTCACGAGCGGCTGCGCTTTGGCGAGGACGGCAGGCCGATGATGTATGTGTTCAGCACATGCAAGGATTTCATCCGCACGATTCCGACGCTGTGCTACGACGAGCACAAGGTTGAAGACATCGACACGGCGGGCGAGGATCACATTTACGACGAGACGCGGTATTTCCTGATGTCTAGGCCGATTGCGCCCAGATTGCTAAAACCGGTGAAGAAGAAGCCGGTATGGAACCCGCTGGATTAAGGAGGACACATGAATAAGAGAAAGAGAGATTCCCCGCCGGGCGATATTCGGCAGAGCGCACCGTGCGACGCGGGCGAACAGCCGCTTGACGAGCAGCAAAAGGCGCTCGTTTCCCGCGCATACAGCCTGTTTTCCGAGTTTGTAGACGACCTGCGGGATGATCACTATGAGATGCGCGACGCGCGGGCAATGCGCGCCCTGCGGCAGAACGAGCGCAGCGCTACGTCGCCGCCATCCAACACGCTCAACAGTTGTATCGACAACGTAATCGCTGACCAGATCGACAACATGCCGGAGGCGCTTATGCTGCCGGAGCGCGAGGACACGGCCAACAGCGCGGAGGAAATGAGCGATGTGGTCAGCTTTGTGCTCTATCAGTCGGCATGGCCGGAAGCATACCAGACGATCATCGAGGACGCGGCGGTTACGGGCACGGGCATTGCACAGGTGTTTTGGGACGACGACGCGGACGACGGGAACGGCATGGTTTCTGTGCTTGCGTGGCATCCCGAGGACTTCTACCCCGACCCGACGCAGGAGAACATTCAGGACGGGCGCGCCTGTTTCAAGGTGACACATACCACAGTCGCATGGGTGGAGGAACACTACCCGCATGCGCGCGGGTATGTGCACGGCGATCATGTAGACGACACGCAGGAAATCGCGACACAGGACGTTGTGGACGGCGACAGCCGGACGACGCTCATTGAATTCTGGTACAAGCGGTACGACGCAAAGGCGCGAAAGAACCGCGTACACATGGCGCAGATGGCCGGTCACGCGCTGCTGTACAGTACGGAATTGTGCTTTGGCGGCGTAAAGGAAGGCGATTACCCGGAGGGCGTATACGCGCACGGGGAATATCCGTTTGTGCTCTACAAGTATCGGTCGGTATGGCGCAGGCCGTTCGGAACAGGGCTTGTGCATGATTACATCGACACGCAGACGGCGATAGACCGGATGCTCAAATACATCGACGACAACGCGCGCGCAAGCAGCGTACAGCGCATCTTTGTACGCAAGGGCAGCGGCGTGAACCCCGACGACGTGGCCGATATGCGCAAGCGGATCATCGAGTGGGAAGGCAGCGACGTTCGCGAGGCCATGCAGGTGGTGCAGGCGAACCCCATCAACAATCAGGTGTACACAACACTCGAATATCTGGTGGACAGCATGAAGCAGGACTGCGGACAGAACCAGTTCTCACGCGGCGAGGGCGGCCTCGGCGTTACGGCTGCGGCGGCCATTCAAGCCTTGCAGGAGGCGGGCGGCAAAACGACGCGCTGGCACACCGAGCGGTTCAAGAACGCCTTCCGCCGGATGGTCGAACAGATTCTGTGGGTGCTGAGCGACTATCTGGATGTGGACAGGAAGGTGCGCATCGTCGGCGGCTGGGATTCCAGCGGGAACATGAAGGACAGGATTGTCGAGCTGATCGCCCCGACGCGCGAGGGCGGGAAGCTGCCCAAGCCTGCCTACACGGTTCGCGTTCAGGTGCAGAAGAACAATCCGCTGCAAATTCAGGCGGACAACGAGTTCCTGATGCAGGTGGCGCAGATTTGCGGGCAGGCCGGTCAGGCGCTCCCGCCGGAATCGGTCATCAGCCTGATGGAGGGCTACCGAACGAAGAGCAGCGTGCTCAAGATGGTTAAAAATAACAGCCAGCAGCAGGCCATGATCGAGCAGATGCAGGCGCAGATTGAAGCGCTGACGGCGCAGAATCAGGGCATGCAGGCGGTGATCGGCGAATACCGGAAGGCGGACGCAACGCCCGCCGAAATCGAAAAGAAGCGGCAGGGCGTAGATTACAGCGGGCTGCTGCAAAGTGAAGATTCGACGCAGGACAACCCTGCTTGAATGACAACGCGGAAAGGCGCGAAAAGAAAGGATACCAAATATGGACGAGCTTGAAAATGCGGTCGATATGATGATGGGTTCTGCGGACGACGTGCAGGAAAGCAACGAGATCGGCTTGGACGACCTCATGGACAACCTGACCGGCGCTTCGGAAACGGAAGAAACGGCTGAACAGACGGGGGACAGCGCCCCGGAGACGCAGGAGCAGAAGCCGGATGGGGACAAGGACAAGTTTTCGCGACGGATTGCGTCGGCGCTTGCGAACCAGAGGAAGGGATTCCAGAAAGAGCTGGATTTTTCCGCGAAGGTTCGCGGTGTATCGGGCGACATGACCGAGGATGAGATTGCCGAAGCGCTCAGAAGCTATCAGGCTAGCAAGATTGCCAAGGGCGACGCGGACATCAGCGAGAAGGCCGCGCGAAAGATTGTCGAGGAGCGGGAAAAGGCGGCGGCCGGACAGGCCGGAAACCGCGAGGCGGAGATCACAAGCGGGCTGAACAGCCTGATTGACGACGGCTGGACGATGGAAGAGCTTCGGGCTTTTTCCGGCGATGAGCAGGTCAAGCAGGATGTGAACAGCGGCATGAGCATCCGCAAGGCCGCCAAAGCATACTTGCAGCGCGAGGCTGCGCCAAAGGAGAACACGCCGAGCAAGCGGCGCAGTGTGCCGACGGCGAAGACGGCGGGCGCTGGAAATGTGCCGGAAGAGAACAAGATTGAGAACATGACAGACGCGGAGTTTGCCCGTTTTTCTGACAGAGCGCAGGAGATGATGATGGAGGGCAAGCGCGTCAAATTTTAAGGAGGACGCTTTATGGCGAACGCATACACCAACACCAACACCAACATGACGACCAGCACCGGCCTCACGCCGGGCATGCAGACCTACTACAATCGCGAGCTGCTGCGGACGTTTGAACCGCATCTGGTTCATCTTCAGTTCGGTGAGAACTACCGCATGCCCATGAACAGCGGCATCACGATGAACATGCGCAAGATGATTCCGATCGCGGCGAAGACGACGGCGCTTGAGGAAGGCAATCCGGGCGAAGGAAAGATGCTTTCCGAGGTCGCGGTCACGACCACCATCCGGCAGTTCGGCGACTTTGCGTTGTGCAGCGACTGGCTGGACATGGTGCACCTCGACGAGAACATCACCCGCCGCGTGCAGCGCTTCGGCGACGCGGGCGCGCGCAGCGTGGACGCGATGGTGCGCGATGAGCTGGCGACCTGCACCAATGTCATCTACGCGGGCGGCAAGACGGCGCGCGCTCAGCTGACGGCGGCGGACAAGCTGACCAGCAAGGAGCTGCGCAAGGCGGTCAGAACGCTCAAGAAGAACCTCGCGGAGAAGTTCAACGGCTACTATGTCGCCATCGTCGGTCCCGACACCGTGTACGACCTGCAGGAAGACGATGCATGGGTCAAGGTGAGCGAGTATCAGGACAAGGAGAACATCTACACGGGCGAGGTTGGCCGCCTGTTCGGCATCCGCTTTGTGGAGAGCACCGAGGCGAAAATCTTTGAGGGCGCGGGCGCGAGCGGCGCGGACGTGGCGAGCGTCATTGTGCTTGGCCGCTATGCCTACGGCCTGACGAGCCTCAAGGGCAACAAGCCGCGTGTTGTCGTCAAGACTGCGGGCAGCGCGGGCACGGCTGATCCGCTCGACCAGATTTCTTCGGTCGGCTGGAAGCTGGACGGTTTCGCGGCGAAGCTGCTGCAGCCGGAATTCGCGGTTCGCATCGAGTGCGGATTTACCGCCTAATGACCGGCGGGGGTGTGAGGACACTCCCGCCTTTTTCTTTTAGATCGAAAGGAGAACAAACATGGAAAATCTCAATACCATTACGTCGATGAAGATGGCAAGCTCCGTGCTCAAGGACAAGTGCGAGGCGACGAAGGCGAACATCAAGAAGATGATGGCGCAGGCGGGCGTTGAAACCTACAAGACGGTCAAGGTGAACATCCCGAAGTTTCCGGGCGAAGGCGACGACGTGCAGTTTGTCGGCCTGAACGGCGTGAATTTCCATTTCATGAAGGGCACGACGATTGACATGCCCGAACCGCTGTACAACCTGTTGCGCGACTGCGGCAAGATTTAAGGAGGGATAGCCCATGACGCTAAGCCAAATCATCGCGCACGCGCTTCGTCAACTGGACGAGGACGCGGAGGACGTGAGCGAATACGAAGAGAGTTTCAAGGTATACGCGAACATGGGCTATGATATCGCGGTTCGCGAATACCTGAAACCGCGCCGGATTTTTTATACGGATGTGGACGAGGAAGGGAACGCGCCTGTTCCGGGGATGCTGGCCACGCGCGTGGTGGAGCTGCGGGACGAATACGGCTACGACGTGGGCTATGACCTTGACCCGGACGGGCGCGGGCTGCACGTCTGGCGGGACGACCTGACGGGAAAGATGCTGCGCGCCGTATGCGAGGTGGCGTTTTACCCGATGGAGGACGGGAGCGACGAGCCGCAAATCCCCGAATACGCGCATGCGGCGCTTGCGGACTACATCTGTTACCGCCATCTGTCCAGCAGGAATCTGGCCAAGCAAAGCCGGGCGCAGTTCTACCAGAACAGTTTTTACCAGACGATGCAGCGGATCAGGCCGCAGGGCATGGGCAGCGTGACGCGGTTTAAGCATCTATACGAGGTCACGGACGCGAGGTATCGCCGATGAGCATTTCAGACAGCGATTATCAGGGGCGGTTCACCATCCCCACGCCGAAGGGCGTCTATCAGGCGGCGGGCGACACGAACATCAACACAGACTACGCCTACCTTGCGCAGAACATCCGCACGGAGCGCGGGCTTTTGGCTTCGAGCTACGGCACGAGCCGCGCGTTTCCGGCGCTGGGCGCACAGATCGAGACGCTGGCGCGGTTCTATCGGCGCACGAGGCCGGACGATGCGGACGTATACGTTGCGGCGGCGGGCGGCGCGATTTACACCTACACGATGGGCACGGAGGGCTGGGTGAAGCGCTCGGAGGGGTACAAGAGCGACGTGTGGTCTTCCGTCACCTACGAGACGACGGAGGGCGGAGCGACGGTCGATATCCTGATCCTCTCCAACGCGAAGGACGGCATGATTGCGGTATACGGAAGCGACCTTCGGGTAGAAAAGAAAACGCTGACGATTGGCGACGCATACGCCGAGGTGAAGTTTGCGACGCTGGGACGGCATGCGGAGCGCATCTGGGGAACGGGCGCGGAAGGATACCCGGACAGCATCTTCTATTCGCGGCCATACGACCCATTCAACTGGACGGGCGTGCCGGAAACGCCGGAGCTGGGCGGCGGGATGATTAACCAGCCGACATGGGACGGCGACAAGTTTATCGCGCTGGAACCCTTCGGCGGGTATCTGCTGGCGGTGAAGGAGCGGACGATCTTTGAAATCCGCGGCACTGACCCGAGCAGCTTCACGATCACGGAGGCATACGGCACGGATGGACCCGTCGAGGAGAGGAGCATCTGCACGGACAGGACGAGCATGCTGTACCTGTCGCAAAACGGAATCGGCCTGTACGACGGAAACACGCTGCGGCTGCTCAGCCGGGACGCGCTGTATGAAACGATGCGGATGCGCATGGAGGGGATGGACGGCGCGGCGAGAGCCTGCGTGTGCAACCACATCTACTATCTGGCCATGTGCATCAAGGAAAATGAGAGCGACATTTTGAGCGAAAACAACACGGTGCTTGAATACGACACGGAGCGCGGGACGTTCATGGTTCGAAAGGGCATGCGCGTCAAGGACTTCTTTTCCGTCGGCGGGACGGTGTACTTCACGCAGGCGGACGCGCCGTTCGAGGTGCTGCGCTACGGCGACCCGGAAAGCGGCGGCTATCTTGGCGCGCCGATGGAATGTCTGTGGGAAACGCCGTGGCTCGATCTGAGCAAGACCTACATGAAGCGCGACTTTGTGCTGCGGTTTACCGCCGACGCGGACGCGAACGACGTGCCGGTTGAAATGACGATCAAGACCGAGCGCAGGGAAAAGACGCGGGTGGTTCTGCTGCAAAGGCAGAGAAAGGACTACCGGGTGAAGATTCAGGTGAGCGGCGTTCGGATGAAGCTGAAAATCAGAAGCCACGCGAAGGCGGCGGGCTGGCGGATTTACGGCGGGGTGCAGGCGGAGTATTCGCTTGACGAGGTGTGAGCATGGCATTTAAGCAACCGAGAGTTCCGCAGGAGACGGGCGGAACGCTTGCGGCATACGTTCGAAACCTGACGATGTTCCTGCGCGATTTCTGTATGGCGAGCTGGAACGCGGACAGGCTCAAGGACGCGGAGATCGAGAAGATCAAAAAGCGGTTAGACGCGCTGGAAGGGAAGTGAGAACATGGCGAAAAGAACGACGACGGAAACGTTTCAATCCTCGACGACAAACAGCAGAGAGCACAGTCAGAGCCAGAGCCAAAGCCAGAGCCAGAGCACGACAAAGAAGCTGCTGGACAGCGAATTGCTGAACCAGATTCTCGGCGGGCTGGCCGGGAACATGACGGACAAGGAGATTGCGGCGTTCGCGGAAAACCTGCTGCGGCCGCAGCTCAACGCGGGGATTGAGGCCAGCCAGCAGAATTTTGAAACGACGAAGCTGAGTAAGGAACAGGAGATCGCGAACCTCGCGGCCAACCTGACGCGCGCCATCGACGAGCAAAACAGCGCCTACCGCCAGAGCAAGGCGAACGTGGAGACGGCGGCACTGAACCGGGGCATGGGCAGGAGCAGCTACACGCTGCAAACGCTCGCCAATCAGGGCGACGCGCTGGCGAAGGCTGTACGGGAGCTGACGGACGAGAACGCGCGCAAGACCGGGCAGATTCAAGACCAGATCACGCAGGCGGCGAAACAGAACAGCCAGACGCAGGGGCGGCTGAACACGGACTTTGCCAGCCAGTTGGCGGCGAAGGTGCAGGAGCTGAAGGACACGCAGCGCCGGGAGTACAACAGCAACTACCTGACGGCCATTTCCGCCGCGATGGGACAGCAGACGACCGGCACCCAGCAGACGACCGGCACGATCGACACGACGGGCACGACCGACACGGCGAGCCACACGACGAGCACGACGGGGAGCGGGTCGAGGAGCAAGGGAAGCTCCGGCGGCAAGAAGACGACGAGCGGCACGACGGCGACGGTGAACGTGCGGCAGGTCAACGGGCGATACAGCCCGGGCAACACGAGCAAGATCAGATAAGGAGAAGCACATGGCAAGATGGTTTGACGAGAGAGAAGCGCAGCGTCGACAGGCCGAACAGGAAGCGGCGAGGGCACACAAGGCGGCACAGGAGAGCTTGCGCCCGGCCAGCGAGCAGAAGGTGAAAACCGCGCCGCTTGTGGTCAATCTGGACAAGCAGACCAACCAGAGCGCAGCGCGCGTGGCGAGCCGGATTCCGGACGAGACGGAACGCGACGGCTTTCTGAACGAATACATCGCCCATGTGAAGAAGCAGAACAGCCCGAACCACCAGAAATACGCGCCGTCGATTGGCACGATGCGCGAGCTGACGGATGCGACGGTCACGGGCGGCGTATACGCCGACACGCGGGCGAAAAACGAAAAGCAGCGGCTCAAGGAGATTGAGACGCAGAAGGCCGGGAAGACGGCCATGGTGGAGCTGGCCGAAATGCCCCTGATGGGCTTTGACGGGCAGAGCATCAACGCCAATACGGCGGACGCGGCGACAGTGATTCGCGGCATCAACTCCATTGCGGACGACACGCTGCGCGCGCGGGCGGCAAAGGCGTTTAAGACGCTGACGCAGACCGAGGGCAGCCGCTTCTACGGCGAAAACACGGACGGCGTGGGAACATTCCTTGAAAGCGCGAACCTGACCCGTGATGAATACAGGGACGCGACGGAGGGCTACGCGAGCCGATTCTACGGCGACGGAAAGCACGACGAGGAAGACGCGGCGGCCTACCTTGAAGCGCGGCAGGAGATCGAGGAAAGCGCATACTCCGACTACGCGAAAAGCCAACTGACGGCGGCGCTGGACAAGGCATACACGGGCATCACGGGCGGGGAAGCGCCTTCTGCCAGCGCAGACGACGCGCCCGCCGAGGCGGCAGACGAGGGGCGCGCGACCGAGAAAGAACAGAAGAAAGAGAAGAAGCCCGGATTTTGGAGCGGACTGACCGGGAAGGTGCCCGAGCAGGACGAACAGACGGAGCAGCCTATTCCGGTGAAAACGGCACAGGAGCCGGTTCGGCAGAAGAAAGCGGAGAGCGGCGCAGCGATGCAGGCGCGGTTTGGCGGCGAAGAAAACGGGGGAAATGTCGATTTGACCCGCCGCCCACAGGTGGACTATCAGACGATGGAAGCCGCCGGGTGGGGCGATTACACCGAACCGGGCAGCGTTTCCACCGTACTGACGACGGGCTACGGCGCGCCGGAGGACGGCTTCATGGCGCAGATGACGCCCATCCGCGAGGACGGAACAGTGCTGACCCCGGAAGAGCTGGACGCATACTACGACAACGTTCTGGACGCGGTCAAGGCGGGAAAGAGCATTGCAGAGGCCGACCCGGATCATCTGGTTCTGGCCTCTAAGCAGGGCACGCCGGAAGAGCTGAAAGGTCAGGCGGAATGGCTGGACAACTACGGCGAGGAGCTGCACAACGCACAGGAAGCCTACTACGAACCGGAGAGCGAAGGCGAATCTTCGGAGGTGCAAGGTCCCATTCAGATGACCCCGGAAGAGCGGATCGTCGCGCAGGGCGGGATGAGCTTTGCGGAATGGATGGCGGCCGGCATGCCGGGCGGCGACGGAGAGCGCGAGGAAAAGGAAACGGCTGAAACCATCGGCGAGGCGGCGGACGCGCTGCTCAAGGGACGGTATGACCAGATCGAGGGCGCGGGCAAGGATGAGCTGGATCGCATGCTGGCAGAGAGCGGGAACGCGCGGCGGATGATCGGCACGCTGACGGAAGCGGACAGCCAGCGCATCCTTGTCGGAAACGACATGGCCGACGCGGTGACATACGGGAACATCGCGGCGCAGGGGCAGACGGTCAAGACGCTGTACGACGTGATGAAGAGCGATTCCTTCCCGGACGAGCTGCGGGGCGACGTGATGGCGCAGATGGTCGTATGGGCGGCGCAGGCCGAGGCGATGGAGCAGGCGGGGACGCTGGGCGGCGACACGGAACTGCCGCTGATGGAGCGCCTGCTCACCACGGACGAACACGCGATGGACGAGCTGGAAAGCATCTACGCGGCCAGAGACGAGCTGCTAGCCGACAAGGCCGACATGCGCAGGGCGCAGGAAGAGGCGAGCGCGCAGGCGCTCAGCGACGCGCGCACGGCGGCACTCAAGGGAATGGCCAGCGAGGAACAGCTCGCGCTGGTGCGCCAGAACGCACAGGCGGGGCAGGACGAGCTGAACGCGGACATGGGCTATGTCGGACGGCTGGCGGCGGTGGACGACTATTTCAGGCCGGGCGCGAGCAAGGGCGCGGTCAGTCCGTTTGACTTAAGCAGCGTGAAGCTGAACCTCGACGCGCAGGGCGTAATCGACACGGGCGACTATCAGGCACAGCTCAAGGAGCAGATGGACGCGCTGCTCGAAGAGGACACGCAGACGGCGCTTGCGCTGGGGCTGACGCTGGACGAATACTACGCCAAGACGGGCGGCGTGGACATGAACGCGCTTTGCGAGCGCGCGGCCAGCCGCATCAGTCAGCAGGGCGCGGCGATCACCGATGAGGAAATGGCGGCGCTGGACGTTCCCTTCGGTCAGGGCGTGGGCGCGAGCTACACGGTCGGCGCGGGCATCCGCGCGGGCGGCGAACAATGGTATCTGGATTTCAAGGACAGCCTGTACACGGGCTATTCTCAAGGTATGGTGCTTGTCAACGCGGCGCGCATCCAGAACCGATACCAGAACGAATACGGCGCATATGGCCGGACGCAGTACCGAAAGGACATTGAAAGCGCGCTCGCCAGCGGGACGCTCGACGAGAACTACGCCAATGCGCTGAGAAAGGCGCTGGCCGGTGCGGCGGACGTATACCAGCTCGGCATTGACCCGATGGATTTTGAGGGGGATTTCCTCAAAAACAGCGCGGAGGTGCGCCGGGACATCGCGACGATGGAAGGATTCATGCGCACGAACGCGACGGAGGATGAATTCAAGTGGTTCGGGCGCGTGAAGGGCATGACCTACAACGCGGTTTCGGCCGGTGTGGCGGCGGGAACGACGCTGGCGACGGGCAACAGCCTGCTCGGCTTTAACACGGGGTACAGCGTCGTCGGGTTCAAGAACAACTTTGACGAGTATCTGCAAAAGGGGTACAGCATTGATTCCTCTCGATATCTGAGCGCGGTGAACACGGGGCTTAACTGCGCGGCGAACTTCGGCACGTTCGAGGGCGTATTGGGCAGAATGACGGGCATGAGCGCGCTGACGGAAGCCGCGAGAAGCCGGATCATCCGCAACCCGGCGGGCGCTTGCAGAGGCCTTGCGGCGATTCGGGCGTTTGGCAAGGCGTTTGCCCAAAACGAATTTGACGAAGTGGTTCACGACGAATTCTTTGAAGGATTGTCGGCAAACTGGACGGATAACGCGCTGGGCGAAGTTTTCCGCAGGATGGAGGCCGGGGAAGACATTTCGTTTACGGACGGTCTCGCGATGATTTTGGCGGGAACGCTGAATCCGGCGAGCTATGACGTGGGCGGCGTGGTCAAAGATGTGGGGTCAAACGCGGTGGAGAACGCCATCGGCGCGGTGCTGTTCTCCCTGTCCAGCGCGGCGGGAAGCGGCGTGGGCACGCTGCGCGGCGTGAAGGCGGCGCAAGACCTGATGAACGGCAAGCGGACGGACGTAGAGAACGTCATCTTGGACGTGACAAAGACGCTGGGCGACGAGCAGGCCTGCGCGCTGCTCAACGACTATGCGCGACAGCAGAAGGAAAGCAAGGCCGTTGCCGAGGAAATCATCAGCGGGAAGGACGAGCGCGGAAGCGCGGCGCACGCGGCAAAGGCCAAGCAGCAGGCCGACGAGGCGCGCGCACAGGCGGAAGCGGCGCAGACGGCGGCGGACAACAGCCGGGCGCAGTTCACGGAAGCGAGCGACGCAGTGATGAACGGCGACCTGACGCGGCAGAAGGAAATGACCGAGGCGCGCGTGCGCATGGGCGAAAACCAGAAAACCGCGAACGAGCAGGGCGCGGTCGCCGCGCGCAGAACGGACGAAATGCAGCAGGCGGCGGCACAGCGGCTGGCAGAGGCGAGACAGGCGGGCAGAAAGGCCGTCGTCGCGGAGGACGCGGCGGCGCGGGAAGCCATGCTTGACGACCGGGAAGCGCGGATGCAGGCCATTGACAACGAGATTGCGCAGCTCGACGCGCAGCAGCAGGCGGCGGAAGAAGAATTCTACGCGGCGACGCAGAGCTATACGGAAGCGGAAGCCATGGGAATGGACGAGGAAACGCTTGGCCAGCTCGACGCGCGGATGAACGAGATCGGCGCGCGGCTGATGGCGCTTTACGACCGCCGGGAAGCACTGCAAAACCCGGAGGCCTACGAGGCGCGCGCGCACCCGGAGACGGAAATTCTGAATCTGCTGGACAGGAGCGGCGAGCTGAAAGGCAAGCTGGGCGGGATGGAGGCCAGCATTGGCAAGGTCGGCGCGGACGCGGGGCAGGAAGGCGTAGACCAAGGCGGCATCAAGAACCCTGTTTTCCAGAAGTTTTCCAGCGTAATCGGCAAACATTTCGGGACGCAGATTGTTGTCGCCGATCTGGGTGACGGCCTTCGCGGCCACTACGACCCGCAGACAAACCGCCTGTATATTTCCAGCCGAATGGGCACGGGCGAGGCGATGCGCGTGGTGCTCTGCCACGAGCTGACGCACTTTATCGAAAACGGAAAAGGGTATGGCGCATACAGGGACGCGGTTTTGCAGGCGGCCTATCACGGCAACGAAACGGCCATGCGGCACGACGTTGAGCGCATCACGGAAGTGTACGCCCCGGTCTACGAGCGGGACGGTCGCACGTTTACGCCGGAGGACGCGCAGAAGGAGCTTGTAGCCAGAGCGACGGAGACGGTTATCGGCAAGCTGGCCGACTGGACAAAAACAGGCGGCGAAACGCAGATTTATGATCTGCTGGGTGAAAAGCAGCGATTCGGTGTTCGACTGTACAACAGCCTGACGCAGTTTATCGCCAGAGTGAAGGCGAAGACGGCGGGCAGGATGGACGAATACAACGATCTGGTCAAGGCGCGCGACGCGCTTCGAACCGCGCTCATGGACGTGGGAAAGGCGGCAAAAGAAGAGCGCAGACAGTATGCGCTGGATTTGGAGCAGGACAGTCTGTTTGACCCGGTGAACCCGGACACCCGCTATTCGCTGGTGCTCAACCAATTTGGCAACGTCAACGCCCAAAAGATCGACACGCTGACAGACCGAATCAAGCAGGGGCTGCTTGGCGACGCGCACGAAAAGCAGATCAACCGCGAACAGGTGGAACGGGCAAACGCGAGATACGATCAAGAGGGCGCGGACGCGCTGATTGCCGACCTCGCCAGCCGGGACATGTGGACGGCGGATGAGACCGTGGCGGCACAGGTAGCGATGCTGCGGAGCCAAGACGAAGGATATCTGGTGCGGGCTTTGCGAATTGCCCAGATGTATGATGACCACAGATCAAAGGCCGGACAGGCGTTGCAGGCGGGTAACGCCCTTAAACGCCTGACAGCTTCCGGCGCGATGGCTGAAATGGTTCGACAGGCGGACGATGCGAACAGGAAAAAGGGCGTTGAAGAAGGGAACATTCCCGTCGGCGACAGTCCCCCGGTCAAAAAGCAAGGCCGTATCTACGACACGGCAGAAACGGTTCAGCAGAAGGCGCAGAGCGCCCCGAACAGCGATGTGGTGAGCACGGACAACCCGCTGCACATCCCGCTCTCCGGCGCGCAGACGGCTTTGATTGACCACTACGGGCTATGGGGAACGAAGCTGCCGGGCTACGATTATTTCAAAGCATCCGTCAAGGAGCGCCAGCTCGCGGCCATCATTGCAACGCCGAACAACAACCGTGGAAACGGTCTGCTGACGCTCTGCCAGCAGCTGGAATTTATGAAGCGCGGCTACGCGGTGGTGACGGAAGCCGACCTTAACTACATCACGGGCGAAATGGCGACCTATCAGTTGCTGGAAGGGGATAACGAAACCCCGCAGACCCCGGAGGGGAAGACGATCATCCAGCGGATGTACAGCGCGCAGGCGAACACGAAGCAGAACAGCGCGTGGCAGAAGTTCAACAACTACGGCTACGACAGCATGCTTTCCGGCTCTAAAACGTACAGCAAAAGCTTTGAAAGCAACGTTCTCATTCGCCCACTGGAGCTGACAAGCGAGGCCATCGGCTCGGTGGCGGACAGGATGATCGCCAAAAGGACGGGGAACCGGACGACGGCGCTTTCTTCTAAGGAAGGCCGACAGGCCGGAAAGCAGGCGTTTGCGGATGAAATCGCAAACACGCTGACGGACTACATCATTCGCGGCGTGGACACCGGACATTCCAGCAGCTTCGACATGAACCACAACAACCGCACCTACAACAACGCCTTCATGCAGGCCTGCCATGACTTTATCGCCATGGCGATGCAGCTTGGCGACCGCCCCTTCTACGAGCAGTGCTATCAGGAAGAACTGGACGCGATTACAAGACTTGGAACGAAAATCCAAGACACGCGCGAAACGGCGGACGGGTACACGGAAACCTATCTGCGGGACATGACGCAGGAGGAACGGCATGCCGAGGCGACGAGACGCGCGACGGAGCGCGTTTTTCAGGAGGACAACGCGATCATCGACGCGATCAACCGCATCAAGCGGGAAAACAAGGGCGCGGACATGGTCATCACGGCGATTATGCCGTTCCTGAAAACGCCGACAAACGTAGCGATACGCTCCATGCAGTACAGCCCCATCGGTCTGGCTTACACGGTGGTGAAAAACGGTCTGATTGACGCGAAGATGAACAACGGCGTGAACTTTGACCAGCGAAAGTTTGTGATGAACCTCGGACGCGGGCTGACGGGCACGGGCATGATGGTGCTTGGTATTGCGCTGGCGAACATGGGGCTGATTCGCAAGGGACGCGAGGACGAGGACGACGCGAAGCTGGCGGCCATTGAAAAGAGCAACGGCAGGAGCTACGGTATGTATTTCGATTTGGGCGGCATTCAGATTCCGCTTGATTTCGCGTTTCCGGCGATTGCACCGCTGGTGACCGGCGCGGAGGTTGCGGAATCGCTTGACCAATTCGAAGGAGACTTTGGCGCGATGGCGGTGGACATGAACAAGCGCATGGCGGCTTCCTCGATTGACCAACTGTTCGACAACTCGATGCTTTCCGGCGTTTCCGACGTGTTCAGGGGCTACAAGGACGGCGCGCAGATCGCAACCTCTGTGCTGGAAGGCGTGGTGGAGAACACGGCGAGCAGACTGACCCCTTCGGCAGTGCGCGCGTTTGCGAAGTTCATCGACCCTTATGTGCGCGACACGAAGAGCCAGAACTATATCCGACAGGTCATCAACCAGACAATCATCCAGAACTGGCCGCTTCTGCGGCAGACGCTGCCGACGGCCAAGACGATCACGGGCGAAGAACAGCTTCAGACAGGAGCGAACAGTTGGAACAAGGAAAGCCAAAACGCGGCGCTGCATTTTCTCAACAGCTTCATCACGCCGTGGACAGCGGGAAGCGAAACGAGCGACGCGCTGCTTGACGAGCTGGTAGACATCGCCTATCGCAAGAAGGAAACGGGATGGCTGCCCGGACAGCTTGTGAGCGGAAACAAGTACGAGGTGAGCATCACCAAGACGCTGGCCAAGGAACTCAAGGTCGGCAAGGTCGGGTTTAACCAGTACGAGGGATTCAAGATTCGCCTGACGGACGAGGAAAAGCGCTGGGCGAACAGCACCTACGCGGACACGCTGTTCAACGGAAGCGGCAGGGACGTGATCGGCCTGCGCACGATGATGAGCGGAAGCAGATGGGAACGAATGAGCGACGAAGAAAGGATGGAAGCGGTTCGGGACATGCAGAAAACGGCGAAAAAGCAGGTGCTGACCGAGCTGGTCAGGCGGAAGAAGGAGGCGGGCGAAATCAGATGATCGAGGCCAATTTTGAATCCAAGATGCACAAGAATGCGGCCATTGCCGGGGTTTACCAGTACGACACGGGGCAGCGGCTCAGGATGCGCGGGCTGCCGACCCCGGACGAGCTGGCCGAAATGGACGACTTCCTCGCGGGGGACGTGGTGACGGTGCAGGCGCAATACAGCTACGCGGGGGACAGCCAGACGGAAACGCGCATCGCAAGTTTTGACGCGGAAACGGGCTGCTGGATGGCGGATATCCCGGACGTGTATCTGAAAAGAAGCGGCGCGGTGAAGGTATTCGTCTATGTGAGCTACGGCGCGACGGCAGATGAGACGCGCGCGAAAACCTGCTACGAGGGGAGCTTTACGCCCATCAGCCGCCCCGCGCCGAGCACACAGGTCACGCCCAGCCAGAGTAACGCATGGGACGCGCTGGTGACGGAAATCAACCTGACGCTCTCGAAGATGAACACGGCGATTTCCGAGGCGAACGCGGCGGCAGAGGGCGCGAAGACGCAGGCGGAAGCGGCGAAGAAGGCCGGAACGGATGCGAGCACGGCGGCGCTGTCGGCGAACACGCAGGCGCAGCGGCTTGCGAACATGAATATTCAGGCGCAGACGCGGGAATACGGCAGCGGAAGCACGGCGCAGATGGCCGACATCGACGGGAAGCTCGTGCTGACGCTGGGCGTTGAGCGCGGACAGCCGGGGGCGAAGGGGGACAAGGGAGACCCGGGCGACAAAGGCGACCCGGGCCCCGTCGGCGCGCGGTTCCAGCTCTCGAACGGGATTCTGTACATTACAACGACGTGAGGTGAACCATGGCGATTACGACGAGCAAGGGAAGCTATCAGGACTACGCCTACACGGGCGGGATGCAGAGCGTCACCATTCCGCATGACGGCATTTACAAATTCGAGGTTTGGGGCGCGGGCGGGTCTAACTCGGCGCTGCATGGCAGCGGCAACTATGGAAACAACTACAACACCAATGGAAAAGGCGGGTACAGCGTGGGCTACAAGCTCTGCAAGAAGGGCGATGTCTACTACATCTGCGTGGGCGGATGCAACAATCCCTATAACGGCGGCGGAAGAGGAAACGCCGGTTGGGGCGGCGGCGCGACGCACATCGCCACGAAGACGGGCGAGCTGAAAAACCTGTCCGGCAACAAGGCGGCGGTGCTGCTTGTCGCGGGTGGCGGAGGCGGCACAGGACAGGCCAACGGCGAGGGCGGCGTGGGCGGCGGCTGGTACGGCGGCGGCTATGGCGGAACACAGACTGGACCCGGTTCAGGAGGAAGCGATAAAGGGTCTTTCGGACAAGGTGGACAAGGCGACTGGTATTGGGCGGATGACGGCTTGGAAACTGGCGCTGGCGGCGGGGGCGGCGGCGGCTGGTACGGCGGAAATGGCGGCAACAGGTATATGGGCGGCGGCGCAGGCGGAGGCGGCGGAAGCGGCTACATCGGCGGGCTGCCCAGCTTCACCAGCGCGGGCGGTACGGTATACAGCCCATCCACAACGGCGGGCGGCGGAAATGCCGTCAACGCGGACGGTTCGGCGCGGGTGACATTCCTGCGCAAGAACGACGTGCCGGTGATCTTCAACGGTGAGCAAGTGGAGGACGTGGTGCTCAACGGCGTGAAGCTGACGGGGATGATGGTTGATGGCATCCGGCTATACATGAAGAAAAGGAGGGAGAAGCGATGTTTCGCGTAAGCGGAAACCAGATTTCAATTACGGCGGGCGATACGGCGCTGATGGCGATTTGCCCGGACGAAACGGGGTATGTGCCGACGGCAAACGACCGGGCAATTTTCACCGTCAGGGAGAGACCGAAACGGCGCGCGCTGATTGAAAAGACGATTGCGCCGGAAGCGGACGGGAGGTTTGTCGTCTGCTTTGAAAGCGAGGACACGGCAAGGCTGAAACCGGGCGAATATGTGTGGGATGTGCGGCTGGCGATTCAGGCCAACGTGGACGAAAACGGCGAGGTGACGGACGCAGAGCAGATCATCACGCCCTGTCCGCCGGGAATCCTATTCGTCATGGCGGCGATTGGCGAGATATCGAGCACGGCGAACAACGGGTTCGGTCAGCCGGTCAACCAGACACTCCGGATTCGGTTTGAGAAGCTGATGCAGGGCCCACGCGGCGAGCCGGGACGCGACGGCGCAAAGGGCGACAAGGGCGACCCCGGAGAGCGCGGCGAGAAGGGCGACAAGGGAGACCCGGGCGCGAAGGGAGAGAAAGGCGAGAAGGGCGAGCCGGGCAAGGATGGAAGCCCGGGCGCGACGGGCGCAACGCCAAGGTTTAGCGTCACGGCTGTGACGGGCGAGGCCGGGACGGCGGCGAGCGTTACGCAGAGCGGCACGGTGGAAAACCCGATGGTGGAATTTACGATTCCGCAGGGGATGAAGGGTGACACGGGCGAGAAAGGAGAGAAGGGAGACCCCGGCAAGGATGCGCCGCAGGAAGTCGTGATGTATACGGCGCAGACGCTTGATGATGCGCAAAAGGCGCAGGCGAGAACGAATGTTGGAGCGGCAGATGAGGCGACGGTTAGTTCGCTAAAGGAAGATAAAATTGCTTATTCCGACGCGCTGACCCTCGAAGAAATCCAAGCAAGCACAAATCTGACGGGCAAGATAGCACAAGCAGATGCAACTAAACAACTGTATGAGTTAATAAATGATGTGATTGTATATGGTTTTGATTTTGATCCGTCCCCCACACAAACAAAAGAGATTGATTTGTCGATCTTACCGCAAGGCGTGTATTTCGCCGTCCTATGCGGTGGGCATATTGACGGCAGCGGTTATTATGAACTATGCGCTGGTTATGCCTGTCACTATGGAGATTATTGCGGATTTTATATGAGCCAGATAGATGTGAGCCAACACTACACGATAACATTTGATAAACCATCGGGGGCGAATAACTCAAAACTGACGGTGACAATTACAAGTACTTCGGCTAACATAGGCGGCAAGCACAAACTTTTATTTATCGGAAAGAGGTGATAGTTAATGATAAAAGTGAAATTTATTGGTGCAACCGCTATGAATAATGTGTCGTTTGTGCGCATCAATAATCATGTTATTGAGCTTGGCGGTATCACTGACGCTCCGACAACAGGGTTTAGTACATGGCGCATGGATAGCGTGACCCAGCTCGGCGATTTCAGCGGCTATATAACTATTTACCGCGTACTTGACAATGCGGTGCAGCTCTCCGACGACGGAAGCGTGTACGTCGAGCCGGAAGTGCCGGACACGCCGAATCCGGGAGTGACCGAACCGACAGCAGAAGAGAAGGAAAAGACTCTGCTCAAGGCACAAATTCAGGCGCTCAGTGAGCGCAACGATTTTTTAGAGGACTGCGTGGCCGAGATGGCGAGTATTGTCTATGCGTAACCTTGCTATCGGGCTTTTGCTGATGATAACGAGAAAGGAGGGTGAAACGATGATGGCTATGTTTTTCGCGCAGCGCGTGATTTTGGGCAAGACGGCGTACAAGGACGTCCCGGCTAAGCTCAAGGATCAGGTCAAGGAGCTGCTGGTTGACGCGGGTCTGCCGGAGCTGGTAGAAGAATAACCGACAACGCCCCGCTCACATGGGCGGGGCAAACTTTTATGAAAACAAGCGAATGTATGTTTTGTTGAGGTCAACAAAACTTGCCCTCGCCGCGCTGCATCGGTTCCTGATGGGAGGCATGTGGCATTAGCCGTTTGTACCATCTGCTTATTTTATTTAAGGGCGCTATTGTCAACTAAGGGAGGTGGTCATAATGATTCAGGCAAGCGCGCTCATCGCGCTCTTTAAGCGCATGCTGGACGAGCACTGGGCGTATGAGTGGGGCGCGGCGCGCGAGGGTTGCGTGGACTGCTCAGGGGCTTTTGTTTGGGCATACAAGCAGCTCGGCGCAAGCATCGAGCACGGCAGCAACTCCATTGCGCATCTGCGTGTTGGCGAGTATGTGCCCATCGCGGAGGCAAAGCCGGGATATGCGGTCTTTAAGACGCGGGCGTGGCGTGAAAGCGACAGCGGAAACCGCTGGTTTGGACAGCAGCCCGGAGACGTCTATCACATCGGCCTGATGGGGCCAGACGGAAAAGTGCTCAATGCGCAGAGCGCAAAGACGGGTTTTGTGGCGAGCGATGCGGCAGGCTGGGCGTTTGCCGCGCCGCTCAAGGACGTGATCTACAAGGAGGACGACAGGAAAGTGTTTGGCAACGCAACAGTGAGCGTAACAAGCGGATACCTCAATATCCGCGAGGGCGCAAGCACGCGGTCAAAGATCATCGCCAAGGCCGAGAACGGCGCGCGGGTGAACATCATCCGCGAGGCGGGCGGCACAGGCTGGGTATTTGGCGAGTTGGCAAGCGGCGAGGCCGGGTACATGTCCGGCGAATATCTGGTCGAGGATGCGCCGGAAAGCGGCGATCAGGGCGAGACGAGAGGTGGAGCACCGACCACGACGACCCTGCGCAGGAGCGACGGCGTGTATATCACACTGAGCGGCGCGTGGGCGCTGGCTGAGGATTGAAAGGAGGATGACCATGAACAACTGGTCGGGAATCTGGGACAAAGTACTTAAGATGACGGCGCTGGCGGGCGGAGCAATCGCGGGCGCAATGGGAGGTTGGGACACGGTGCTGATTGTGCTGTGCTATATGATGGGCATTGACTACGTTACAGGCTGCGTTTGCGGGATGATGGGCAAAAGCCCGAAGACGGACGGCGGGAAGCTGGACAGTAAGACGGGCTGGCACGGGCTGCTGAAAAAGGCGGTTATGCTGGTCGTGGTCTTTATGGCGGCACAGCTTGACCGCGTGATGCCGGAGGGAACGCAGATTTTCCGCGACGCGATGTGCATGTTCTACGTCGCCAACGAGGGGCTGAGCATCACGGAGAACCTGGTCATCATCGGTGTTCCCTTCCCCGCTTTTGTCAAGAAGGCGCTTGAACAGATCAAACAGCAGAACGACGAGGGCGCGGGCGAACAGGAGAAATAAAAGTGTGCGGCAAGATCACGTTTACCCCATACACAAAAGAAGAACGGGATGCGCTGATCGAAGCCTGCGGCCTGACAGACAGGCAGAAGGAAGTCTTTGTTACCCGTGCGCAAACGGATAGCCTGATCGCCACCGCGCAGAGACTGCACATCTCGCCGGAGACGGTCAAGCGTGAATCGCGCAGGGTGCAGGATAAAATCAACCGCGTCAGAGCAAGACAACGACGACAGACGGAATGTTTTGCCGAGGCCGACAAAACATCGGAATGACAAAACCCGGAGGGGGGAAAACCTTCCGGGTTCTTTTTTTGTGCCCTGAATTGACCTCTATCTGACCCACGACAACGCCCGAAACCTGCGACAATGGACGCAGAAAGGAGGTGCGTGATATGGAATATAAGGAATACGCATCTAAGGGAGTTGCCGGTGCTGGTCTGGGTCTGGGTATCGCGGGTACTGCGCTCGGTTTGCTGGGCGGCGGCAGTGCGCTGCTGAACGGATGGAATCCGCGCTATGCAGAGGGCTGTTGCAGCGAGAATCATGTTGTCACGAGGTATGAGGCGGAACAGGCTGGACGCATTGCGAAGCTTGAGGGCGAGCTCGCCAACAAGAACGCCGAAATCTACACCGACAAGAAGTCGCTGGAGCTGTACCAGTATATCGACAACCGCCTGCGCGGTGTCGAAGGTCAGCTTGCGCAGCAGGCGGTCTACAATGCGACCAACAACGGTCTGATCGGCTGCTTGCAGAATCAGGTCGCGGCGCTTCAGGGCATGACCAAGACGGTCATTCCGGACAGCAGCATCTGTCCGCCGCCCATGCCGCGCTATAACTCTTGGACTGCGCCGACGGCGGCTGCGGCTGGCGCAAGCACGGGAGGCTAAAAACATATGGCGACTGTGAACCAGATCGCCGCGGGTGTGGCGCACTTCTACGATTCGGAGGTGCGCCCATCCATTAGCGGCGCAAAAGCGATTCTGTACGGCGTGGCGGTCGGCATGGCCGCCGCAAAACCCGAGAACCTGATCGGAAAGTACAAGCCGATTCTCAAAACGCTTGGCGTTATGACGGAGGACGAGAACATCGACGTGGCCGCGCTGGGCGCTGAGATCAAAAACCAGATGAGCAAAAACGGCGGGAACATCAGCTTCGGCATCGGTCAGGATGTCTTCCGCTTTAATCAAAGTGATGTAGATCGGCTGATGGACTACATCAACCGCGCATAAGGAGGGCACCATGATTAAACATTTGCTTGCCGTATTGATGGACGGCATCACCGACACACAGATGCTGCTTGACTACGCGGACGCTTGCGACGGTCAGCCGGGGCGCGAACGCTGGTTCAAAGAGCACGCGGAAAAGCGGCTCGAAATGCTTCGGCGCGACCGGGATGACGTGTTCGGCGAACTCGAAATTGAGCG